ATCGACTCCTTAGACTACATTAAAGACCATGATGATCTTATTGACAAGCGTGGTCAGCTCAAAGTCCTTCGTCGAATGCAAGGCTTTGAGAATGCAATTCAAACAGCTTACACGGAGTATTTAGGTGCTAAGACGCTTTGATTTCCGTTGTAAGAACAACTATATCACTGAGCATTGGATAGACGCTGACGAACAGCCAACCTGTCCAATCTGTGATGCAGAGACAACAAGATTGTTATCTGCACCAAATGTATCTCTTGATCCTATTAGCGGTTCGTTTCCTGGGGCAACTATGAAGTGGGCTAAGGATCGTGAAAAGAAGATACAGAAAGAGCGTAAGGCAAACTCGTAAGAGCCCTTACATGTAAAAAGGCTACTTCCACAATGCGATTATGCACGGAGTTTTATGGCTACTTTTATTGACGAGCGACCAGAAGAAGAAAACGAAGAGTTCGAGGATCTCAATGCAGAGATCGAAGATGTTAACCCAGAAGAAGTAATCGAGGAGCCTGAACAGGCCAATCAAGAAGAACCTTCACCCACAGACGAACTGCCAGAGAAGTATCGAGGCAAATCTGATATTGAGATTGCTAAGATGCACATGGAAGCTGAGAAGCTTCTAGGACGACAGTCTTCTGAGGTTGGTGAACTACGAACTATCGTAGACGACTTCGTAAAGTCACAACTTGATACACAAAAAGCTGCCCCGCAGCAAGACGAAGAAGAACCGCTAGATTGGTTCTCTGATCCTGATAAAGCCCTTGAACAGGCTTTAGCAAAGCATCCTAAACTCAAGGAAGCTGAAACCGTATCCCAGCAGATGCGACAGGCACAAGCCTTAGCAGAACTGCAAACCAAACACCCAGACTATCAAGAAGTTCTTGGTGAGAAAGCGTTTGGTGAGTGGGTATCAGCCTCTAAGATTAGGTTGCAACTGTTTAAACAAGCAGACGCCCAGTATGATACTGAAGCTGCTGATGAGCTGTTAACTCTCTGGAAAGAGCGTCGACAGTACACTCAACAGGCTGTATCAAACGAAAAGACTGCTCGTAAAGAACAAGTTAGAGCTGCCTCTACAGGCTCTGTATCCGGATCAGGTGAAGCACCTAGCAAGAAGATCTATCGTCGGGCTGACTTAATTAAACTAATGCAAACCGACCCCGATCGATACATGAGCATGGCAGATGATATTCAGCGAGCTTATGCAGAGAAGAGGGTACGATAATCCCATTCTGTAAGGAGCTTTAAAATGGCACTGGGTTCAAACCATGTCACTAATACTACAGCTGCAACTTTCATTCCGGAGCTGTGGAGTGACGAAATCGTAGCGGCATACAAGAAGAATCTTGTACTCGCCAACCTCGTAAACAAAATGCCTATGAACGGCAAGAAAGGCGATGTTCTTCACATCCCTAAGCCTACTCGTGGCGCAGCATCTGCAAAGACTGCTGAAACTCAAGTAACGCTTCAGGCGGCTACTGAAACTGAAGTAACTGTGACAATCAACAAGCACTACGAATACTCGCGCTTGATTGAAGATATCACAGAAGCACAAGCACTTGCGTCACTACGTCGTTTCTACACAGACGACGCAGGTTACGCTCTTGCTAAGCAGGTTGACGACGACTTGTTCGCACTTGGTAAGTCATTCGGTGACTCTGACGGTGCTGACTACGTCCACTCAAACTCTTTCTTCATGGACGCAACTACAGGCTTGACTGCTTACGCAGTCGACACTGTATCAACTGCTGACGTTTTTTCTGACGCAGGTTTCCGTGCAGCTATCAAACAGCTTGACGACCAAGATGTCCCTATGGACAACCGTGCGTTGATCATCCCTCCATCAGCTCGTGAGACTATCATGGGCATCGACCGCTACATGTCTTCTGACTTCGTAAATGGTCGTGGTGTTAACAACGGTCAAATCGGCCAGTTGTACGGTATCGACGTATACGTTTCATCTAACTGCCCAGTTGTTGAAACAGCGGCGGCTAACACAGCCTCTACTGTTGACACTCTTGGAGCTATGATGTTCCACAAGGACGCTATGGTGCTTGCAGAGCAAATAGGTGTACGTTCACAAACACAGTACAAGCAAGAGTACCTTTCGA